TAAGGGCCCAGGGTTTATCGCTTTGAAAAATTAATCGCCAAACATCTGCAGCAGAAAGTACATCACTATTTCCATCTTCCCAATCTATAGTAATTTCTGTGCCCTGATCTCCGTTCATTACTGCAGTGTATTCTAGACTACCAAATAAGCCTTCCCAAGCTTCTGCAAAGCTTGAGCCTGATTCCATTTTTGTTTTAATATAATGGTCTGTCATTATGGGTCTTAATTGACCCACAATAGTTTCAGGCCCCATGTTTAGTGCTCTGATTGTGGATGGATATAGACTGTTGATGTCGATTGCACCGATGCTTTCATGCATTCCTGTTTTGGGATAAGCAACATAGGCACCTGCCGCTTGGGTTTCTCCTCCGTCTTCTTCCCTACTTTTCCGATTAGGAACGACCAATCCTTGACTGTGTGCTTCATTTATAATAGCCTGTTCTGTAGTTGCGACTGCGCCCATTGTGGTAGGTAACAGTACTGTGTTGTCATGTGCAATAGTATTAGCAAGGTCAATAAATCTCAATTTTGTATCAAGTTTTGCTAATAGTCTTGTATCCTGACGATTGTATTCAATAAATGTGTCGAAGTCTTTGTTATAAAGTTGATCTAATGTTCCTTCATATGGTGTTTTCCTTTCCGAAAGTTCATATTCCCCGATTGCATCCAAACTATAACTATGCCGTTCTTCATATGTATATTTTCTATATAACTGCATATAGTCAATATGTACACGACCTACCAAATCAAATGTGGTTTGTTCTGTGCCGTATCTTTCAAATATTCTTCCTTTAGGATGTTGCCCCCAAAGACAGAATCTTCTAGTATCGTCTGCACTAAGCACACGAGTTATTCTTTTTACCAAATAGGGAATATCAAAGCCTTCACTATTCCAGCCACTAAGAATATCTGCATCATCTATAATGTTGAGAAAAGTATCTAACAAGGTTGCTTCATCTTCGAAGATAAAGCAATCAGAGTGTTTAGCTGCAATTTCATTTGCAGTTTCTAGACTCATACCTTTAGGGGGAATAACCAGTGTAACTAGTTTATCTAACCAATCAAGGTAGATACTAATTGCAGTAACCATGTTAAATGGATCATCAGGTTTACTAAACCCTTTTACAGGATCAAAGTCAACCTCAATATCAAAAAAAGCAGTTTGTAGTTTTGGTGCTTCTTGACCTAGATAATGTTCTTCTAAGCAACGGAATACAGGTTTAATATCACTTTCCCATAGCCGTTTATTGCTTTGTATTTTCAGTTCTTTATGAAATTCTCTATGATTTTTAGTTGTGAACCTACTTACGCTAGTGCCGTAAATAGTTTTAAATTTACCTTTAGGGTCATCGTAGTAAAAAACAAGATTTACTGGATATTCCTGGTAAATTCGTTGACCGTTTACACGCTCAACAACATGTATACGGTCACTATGTTTATCTAAAATAGCATCAACATACATTAAAGAGTACGCCCAACTGTTTCTAGAATAGAATTCAGTTCTTCGTTTTCTTTATTTGTTTCCCCTAGTTTGCTTTTAAGTGCAATACGCACTGCTTTTTTTAATACACTAGGTTTAATTTCAAGTTCTTCTGCGATTGCTTTAATTGTATCACTCAAACCTGCATTTAAGTCTTCTACTTCTTGCATAACACTTACGCCCTCATTAATAAGTTGAGTAAGTTTAAGCTTCTGTTCTCCACTGAACATTCTACTTGACATAATAGCTCCGTTAAAAAATTATTTAAAACCGATTTTCATAAATCTTGTATAATTTGAATTTGGATCTTGTAAAGGTTTTTGTTTTAATATCAAAGTTTTTGTAAGCGGAAAAGCATCATCAAATTCAAATATATCATTAGTAACTACAGGTACTAATTGTACATTATTTCTACCTTGAAGTGCAACAAGAGATCCTGCCGGAATGTTATCTAACCAACCATTATTTTCCATATCGTTGCAACTGGTATTAATTATAATATGATTTTTGTTCTTTTGATATGAATGTTCATTTGCGTCTCTTAGTATGGGTAGTACTTTATAATGATTGATATTTCCCAATACTGTTTTAGACACATCTAAATTTTTTTTATCTATATCTACCAATAAAAGTTGTTTAAATTGAATGTCATGCGCATCCAAAAATAAACCTAAATTGCCATACCAACTTCCCAATATGGTAATTATATCTGTATTATGGTTAAATTTATTTTGGATTAATTTAAGATAATTACAAAGCCATTTTTTGCTTAAGATAAGATCATCTGTAAAGCTGCCTGGTAAAGTATCTGGACTTGCCTCTTTTAAATCTCTACTTTTCATTTAAGAGTTGATCTTAACATCCATGAATGTTTTTTATGAGCATCCATTCTTTCAGCTAAAAAGTTACTTAACCCATGTTCACCATAAGTTTCTGCTTTGTCGTATACCATTTTGAAAATCTTAATTGTTTTTTCGCTATCGTCCAATAGTTCTTGTATCATATTTTCTGCAGCCAAGATCTGCATTTCATCATCTATTTGTGTTAGCATACTTAGTCTGGTATAGCTACCTGGTGTATATGAGTTTAGTTTTCTAATATTTTCAGCAAAGTCGTCTATACTTGCATAGACTTCTTCATAGATTTTACCAAAAAGTTTATGATATTGACTAAAGTCTGGCCCTTCTACATTCCAATGAAAGTAATGGGCTTTTAAATAAAAACTAAATTCAGTTGCAAAAGCAATTTTAAGTGCTTTAATTAAATCATCCATATTAATCTGCCTTTTTGTTTTTGTCTTTTTCCGTAATAGGGCCACCAGTTACCCAAGCGGTGCATGATCTCTGGCCTGCACATTTAAAATGTAAAAAGTTGCAATAGCCAAGATCGGATAAATTTATGCTTGCGTTTGCGTCGATATTTTTTTCATCGCCTTGTATGCCTTTACTAATACATTCACGCATACTATCACTTACATCAAATGCAGCACAATTAGAGCAACGCATAGTTTGGGCTGTTGATTCAGTTATTTTCCATTGTTTAGCTGCATTTTTCCAGTACTCCCCTGGTTTATCAGGGTTAGCGGGGCCATAGTTATAATCATCAATGGCTTTTTGTCGATTTTTCAGGTTTATATCAATATTATATGTGGCGGTAGGGCACCCATTGTCTACTGCTTCCATAATATTAATTAAACGCCTTAGCATAGTGTATTTATTTTTTATTTTTAGGAATAGATCCAACTGGGCTTAGTACAAAGTCGTCACCTTTAATTGGGGCACTACCAGTTCCTTTACTCATATCAAATCCTTCTGATGTATCTTTATATACAGGAAAGGCTTTTAAGGCATTTTTGTATGATTTTTTAAAATTTTCTTGGCCTTCTTTCAAATACCAACCTTTAGCATCATGTCTAAGATTAAAACTCTCTCTTAATTCTGTTTCATTTGCTAAACTTTTAGGAATACTAAAATAAATTTTATTTTCATTTACATTTTTTGATTCGTTCTTTTTGCCCCAATTTTTTGCGCCTTTTTTACGGCATTGTACTAAAGCGCCGCTTGCATATGCACTTGGCCATACTTTATAACGACTTTTTACTTTATAATAACAGCTATCTTGCTTTTCATTAATCATAATTTCTGCAACAATTGAACCTTTGCATTTAGGACAAATTCCTTCATGTAAATTACGCATATCTAAAGTAATAGGTGTTAAAAAGTTTTCAGCTTGAGGATCGTAATCATAGCCTAAATCATTTAACTCTTGATTTAACGCTACTATCTTATCTTTCAACCGGTTTATAGATGGGTGTTTTGGGCTAGCAGCAATTAATTCTCCTAATTCTAAAACCATGTCATTAAGTTCTTTAGCTAATGAAACACTAGTAGTTTTATTAACATTATACTGATCGCCGTATCTGCTTTCTAAATTTACATTTTCTTTTTTCATTTTATTACCTTGTACAGCAGTAGTTCTGTTTGGCTCGTCTGCTAATTTAACTTTTGCATTTGGCATGAATTTGTTTATAGACGCAATAGTAAGTGGTCCCAGTATTCCGTCAACATCTAAATTAGCATTAAATTTATCGTTTAACATTTTTTGTATTCTGAGTGTAGCTTCTTTTCGTCTATTGGTAGCTTCTGTTATACCTTGCTTCCCAATGTGTACTCGTACAAGTGGGCCAGATATCAACCAATCTAAATTTTCTTTTTTTGTATTTTCTCTTACATCTAAAACATTTACATAGAACCCTTTTTCCCGCAATTGCTCCTCTGCCTCTTGAGTAGCCGACTCTTTAGCTTCATCACCATACATATAGATGTTAGAAGAATTGCTTAGAAGATCATCTGCCAACCACCATCGCCCTACAATTTTGGCAATTTTATTGTCGTTATACCATATTCCGTCATTAGTATCATCTGGTACAAACTCATTTAATCGGTCTTCAGCCACGCCTTCTTGAAATTTATCTAAATCTAATGTTGGTTCTACTCCGCCCATTGGCGACGATTGTTTATGTTCTATATCTTTTTTTAAAAAATCATTAATTTCTTTAACTACTGAATAAAATTGATTTAAATTTTTTAAAATAAATTCTTTATCAATAATCATTTGCTGATTAAATTTTAATTGATTGAAAAACCCTCCGAATAGTGCTAATTTTGATGAAATTGCGTTAGAAAATGGTTTTATTTTTTCTTGTTCTTGTGTAAAATATTTCCAATAATCATTGCGGGGAATAAGTTCATCATAAGCAGCGATTAAATCTAAAATAGACAAACCTACAATTTTGCTAATCTCATACCATTTTCTGGAAGCACTCTGAAATTGATTGAGCTCAATGTCATTAATTAAGTCCGGAATCTGTTCGTTTAAAATTATGTTTAATTTAATTTTTATTTGGTCTATTTCAATTTTATATCTTTCTATTTTTCTTTGTTTTTTAATTGCTTTTTCTTCAGGACTTGAAAAAAACCAGCCTTCTGCCACACCTTTTTTCAGGGCAGACACTGCACTTTGAGACATTTCCTGGCTGCGTATATAGTCCTCAACCAATTTGACATAATCTGCAAATTTCATTACCTTTAATGTTATATGCTTATAGTTTTTTAACTCGTCTGTATTCCATAGTGGTAAATCAAAATTAAATTCCTCTTGATACTCAGCGGGTAATTTTTGCCATGCAGCAATGAATTCATTTTCATCCATGTCCAGAATTCCCAAAGCAACTCGTTCGCTTTCTTCTGGTTGTGGGTGCATAGCATAGACAAGGTTTATATCGTCTGTAAAGCCTTCCGCCACACCTTGATCCTCAGATAGTTTTTTAAGAGTTTTATGCGCTTTGTCGGCAACAAAAGTTCCTTTTTCCTCATCGTTACCCTGATAAAGATATTTTGCAGTACCATGGCTATCAATCCAAGGTCCAACTATTTTATATGTTCTTCCAGTTTTGGTACTGTATACTATATCTCCAGGCTCCCACAGCCATGTGTCTGGATGTTGAGCTTTTAATATAGCCATGTTAGCTTGCATCTGTGATACACGGCCACGAATAGCATTACCTAAGCTTTGATGAAATCCTTTTATTTTTTCGCTATCCTCTTCAGCCCCTTTCCCCACATCTTGCTCTCTTAAATCACCATCGGTGTCTTGTGCCCAGCCACTAAAATTCTGGGCATCTTTAATGGGCAATAATACTGATTGTCCCAGTTTATTTTTTAAGATTAAATTTGATTCGCCTGGTTTATCATGTTCATCATTAAAATCAATTGACCAGCCTCTTTGTTGAAGGAGTGCTCCAAAATATCTAACATCGTTTTTAGTTCCGCTACCGTATCCTTCAGGGTCCATAACAGCATCTAGACCAAAGTCATCCTCACTAGCCCAATACCAATCATTTGCTAATTGTAATACATCTTTAGGTAGTTGTTGCCAAGTTAATTTTGCCTGTTGTGACCTACGAAATGGCACCACTTCACCTTCCGCCACACCTTGCTTTACCAAACTTGTAGGATCAAGTTTGAATGGTTGAACACCTGTATCTAAATTCAAATAGTTATCGTTACCTAACGCACTTAGTCTAGCACCTTTAGGCACAATAATTTTATCAGTCATGCTACTACGAATATCCTTGACAGCAGTATGTGTATGTGGGAATTCTGAATGATGTTTCATTTTTTGATCTGCGCTTGACCACACAGAACCTTCCGCCACACCTTGTTCTTCGATACTGACCACATCTATACCTTTTGCTCGTAATCTATCCCATAATTCAGATTTAGAACTGGCTTTGATTTGCTTTGTGACATTTCTGTCAGTCTTTTTACTATAATATACAATTGTGAATGTCTTATCACTGCCTTCCGCCACACCTTGATCTTTTTTAGCAAATCTAGGATTATAAAACTCGCCATAGATCTTCCAGCGATAACCGCCTTCGGGATCGATTTGAACATCTTCTACTACAACACTATAGCCCTTATCGTCTAACCAGGCCTGTGCATCTTGTAATCTTTGTCCTAAAGACAGATGGCCCGCATCATCTTCGGGTGCCCAGTCGGGCCCTACCATATCTATCATTTGATCATCAGTATACCAACGCCCTTCGCCGCTGCCGTCGCCAGGAGCAAACTCATTTAATGAGCCTTCCGCTACATTTTGTCTTGGCTCAACAAAATGTCGACCGTCGCCGTCTTTCTGAATTATTTCTGTGATGAAGCTCTCGGGATAGTTTATCACTTCTGCTTTCATGTCTTGGCCCCAGGCGTCTACTATTCCGGGCCAGCCTCCTGGCTCTTTAGCAGGGATAAGTCGCCAATCTGTTACAAAACGATATCTTACACCAGTAGTGTCGTACCACTTGTGATCTAACCAATCCTCCCAACCCCGACCCTGGGGTCCGTAAACTCTTTCGTATTCCGCTTCTCGATCCTCTCGGTCTTTGGGATCTAGATACCATATTGCTTCTATTTTTGGTCGGTCCCACATGATATAGACCTTGCCGGTAAACCGTTCTCCTCGAGGAAAGGGAGTTGCAGTATCTCCCATGGAATGTTTTTTATTTCTTGGCCAAACCATTATATTCTGTCCCTTAAAATCTAAGGGAAGTTCAAAGCCGTCATCGCCATCGTCTCTGCCACCGCCATCGCCACCTCCGGGATTCGGAGCTAATTCATTTAATTGACTTTCCGCTACACCTTGGTCGCCATATAATTCATTAAGTTCTTTAAGTGTTTGAATGACCCCTTGCTTGATCAATTCTTTCATAGGTATATTGCCCATACCCACTGCTCTGATATAGTCGTCTAGTCTACCGCTGGATACTAGATTTACCACTACATCTTCTACTTCCCCACCATAAGTCTCGAAAGGGTCGGGCTGCAAACGCTCTAGAGCCTGTAGTATTTTATTAATAATACCTTCGTCGTCACTGTCATCTCTTTCATTGCCGTCATCGTCGCCGCCGCGACCTGCCCCGCCACCGCCGCGATTAAAGTTACCAACAAACTTGGTCGGGGCTAATTCATTTAATGAGTCCTTTGAAAGATTTTGTTTGACAAATACAAGATCGCCGTTGTCTAACCTATCGACATAACCTGCGTCAATGGCATCATCTTCCCAAGTGATATCGCCTATTATGTTTTCTAAGAAACTCCACCAATCATCATCACCTACAAACTCTAAAGGTTGGCCATAATAGGTACTATTTTTCTTATCAAACCCATTTTGCATTACTGATCCAATGGCCGACATTCTACCTGTTCCTGGTTTGCCTAATTTATATATTAGATGTGGGTCGCTGTCGTCCTGTGGATTTCCTGTAGCTACAAAGTTAGGTGGTCCCTTTTTCACGCCATTTTGATTGATGCGTATTTCGTATACACCGCCATCGTCGTTGTTACCAACTACCCATGCTACTATTTTG